CCTTCAGACTCCTCTAGAGTTTCGATTTGCTCTTCAGCTTTCTTACTCTCGTCTAGGAGCTCTGCGATTTTTTGTTCTATACTTGACATTTTTGTCTCCTTATAAAATGGGTTATTTAATTGCTTTTAAAAATTTCGCAAAAGCGAAAAGTTTTGCTTCTTCGAGTTGAGATCTTGTTGCCTTAGTTATTGAACTTTTTACAGCATCAATATCTTGCTCGACAAACTTACCATCTACGAACATCCATTCCTTGCCTTCCATAACACCACGCACGAATGCATCAGGTGCCGACGGATCTGCAACTATATCTGCAGCTGTGGCAAGCATGAAGTCTTTTTGAACTTCGGAACTTCCGTCTTTGGTAGTTTTCAATGAACCCATCCCTCTAGAAGACACACCCAGACTTGCTCCTTCGTCAATTAACGATTTAACAATCTTACCATAAGGTGTATCCATTATCTTAGCTTTTCCGATAAAGTTTTTATCTTCTAGCTTCAAATCTTTAATCATGTGCGATACTCTATCTAAATTAATAGTTGGTGAGTCAGGGTGTCCTAACTCTCCATACGCACGATTCTTCTTGACATTTTCTTTCATATATCTTTTTACTTCTTTGTCAAGAATATCTGTAGGGTACAATCTTCCATTCCTGTTTTTAATATCAGCTTGGAGGAATACACCCTCGATGTTGTAATTCTTTTTACCTGTTTCTTTATCTTCTTCTATAAGATAGTTTACAGTTTCAGTATGTTCTTTAATTAGTTTCATATTAGCTTCCTACAGCAGTCTGGTCATCGTAAGCACCAAACTCTGGTGTTTCTACTGGGTCATTAAAGCCACCCATTTTAGAAAGATGAAGAAGTATCATACCTTTGCCACCAAAAGTGACAACTATATCTTGGTCTCCTTCATCCTGAATAGAAGTTTCAATCTTCGGAGCTCCTGGATGAACAGTAGCCACGAGTACAGAGTTTCGTACGACAGTAATATCTTGTGCAGCTTGACAGCTGTACTCGATTTTCTGTATGGCAACTTTAAGAGCAGAAGAAGTAATCGTTTCGTTTGTTAGTTTTAGATCGCTGTCAATATCGATAGTAGCATTACCTGCCGATGTTGCAGTGACTCTGACGATAGCTTTACGATTATCTTTTGCCAGAACTGTTTTAACAATTGCCATTTAGTACACTCCTTTTAAAACTTCCATAAAGTTTTGTTTATTCTCAGACATGTGAGATACGATCTCATCTTTGCCTTTCAGTAAACTATTTAGTAAAATTTGGTTTTTCTCACTTATTGCGATCTTTGTACCATCTTTTAATACATAGTCGAGCTTATTTCTAAACTCATTTATAGATCTTAACTTAATATCTGTAAGTATAGGATCTATATTAAAATCCGTTTCGGATGCTTTATTAATGTATTCTTCGATTAGTTTATCTGTTATTTCAACATCACTATGTCGTGAAATACATTCAGCTATCCTTTCTTCTGGTAGAGACACTTCAATATTATCTAATATTTGTTGTTCTCTATCTTCCGAAGAAACAGTATAGATATCTTTAAACTTCTTCGCCATCTTCAGCTGGTTCCTCTACTGGTTCAGCTGGAGTTTCTTCTGCCTGTTCGACCTCTGGCTCACCAGCTATCTCATCTTGTTCTTCTGGAGTTTTAAACATCGTTGAAGCCAATTCTTTCTTCATCGTATCTAATTTATCTCCAACTTTCGCAGACATTACACCTTGAAAAGTATTTTCTATTCCTTCAGCATCACCTGACTGAATAGCATCTATTAATTCTTTAGTTCCCATTATTCTTCTCCTTCATTATCTTCTGGCTCGTCAGTAGTCTGCATAGAATCCATATCTGGTACTTCATTACCACCTTCTGGTTCTTGGTCAGCTTCCTGCTCTGCCTTTTCTGCTTCAATCTGGTCGTCGATCTCTTTCATCTCTTCTTCAGATTGCATTAATATATTTTTTCTTGCCCACTCTAACGAATAGAACTTACCAAGATATGGTTCTACTTGGCCAAGCATACCCACTCGTTGTTGTAGCAACTCATTATTCTTTAACTCCGTAAAGTGATTGTCCTCTAAGAAGTCAACTCTGATATCGCATCTAGCTTCTTCAAAGTCTTCATCGGTCATTACACCTTTCGCAATTAATTGAATCCTAAGAATATCAATCATAAACTGACTGAACTTTCTTTGGACTCTTTGAATAAACTTGTTAAACTTTAGTTCGTCTCTAGTAATTTCAGAAGCACGACCTAAAGTAAATCCAGTCTCACCTTGTAATCTTGACATAGGTACATTTAATGACTGGTAAAGTTTTCTTTGGAAATATTGTATGTCAGCAATGTCTCCTAAGTTTTGCCCTCCAGGGAGTGTAGTGATTTCAGTACCACGACCACCCTCTCTTCTAGGCATCCAAAAATCTTCCATCATGCTCAGGTGTTTTCTGTCATCTCTGACTTCACCTGTGGTAGCATCGTAAACAACTTTGTTTCGATACTTATTCATAATGTCGTTGACATATTGTTCTGCTTTTATCTTAGGCAGGTTTCCTACATCAACATAAAATATTCTTCTTTCTGGTGCACGACTAAGTCTGTAAATAACAACAGCATCTTCAATCATCTTTAACTGGTTTACAGGTTTTACTGCTTTTTGTAAATGCGATAAAACTATACCAGTGTTCTGGTCAACATTACCAGAAGGACAGAATACAACTGAGTCCTTACTCAGTTTAATCCCTTTAGTATTAGAGTCGCTTATACCTTTGTCATTATAGATATAATATTCTTCTTGACTCTTTACTACCTCTAATCCTTTTGAGTTCTTTTCTTTCTTGATATCCTTAATCTTTCGGATCTTCATGGGATCTACATATCTTAATTCTTGAATACCAGCTTTTGGATTAGCTGGGTCTAGAATAAGATGGTAGTATAATCTCCCATCTACATACCAAGTCTTGAAGATGTCATGACCTTTATGGTCAAACTGGAGTAGATCGTAGATCTCCCCAAACTCTTCATGAATTTTGTCTTTAATGT